CGGACGCATCACACCGATACTGGTGTCGGCTTTGCAGGATGCTCACAGGAAGATTGAACAACTGGAACAGCGTATCGCTGAGATGGAGGCTAAGTAATGGCTATTTCACTTGGGCCGTCTGGCCTCACTGGCAAGGCTTACCAGCTTTACACTGGTACATTTTCTCAAAGCCTATCAGCCGACACATACACTGCAATTAACAACATATCCACGAGCATTACTCCAAGTTCAACTTCATCCAAGATACTGTTGACTGGCTATTTGTTTCACGAACAAGGATATGATGCTTGGGATTCAACTTTGTTCTTTTTTAGGAACAGCACAAAGATAGGTCAAGCAAGCTCAGGCAGTAGAAACTGCGGAATAGCAATACCAAACAATCCGTATTACTCAACTGACAGTAACTCAACACCTAACTACGCAATGTGGGCTTTTGTTGATACGCCAAGCACAACGTCTAGCGTGACTTACAAACTTGGTATGAGGACAAATTCAAACGTCACTCTTTACGTCAACAGGTGTACTGGCGATGGCAACTCAGAGGATATGGAACGTGGTTGTAGCTTCATTATGGCAGAGGAGATTGGTTAATGAGACACGCTGCAATCTATGCACTTCATGCAAATGTTGTTTCTATTAACGACAATGAAGATGGCTCTGAAACCGCCTACGATGTTGATGGTGCAGAAGTAACTATTGACGAAACTGCCGTGGCTTCAAAAGCAACTGAGCTTGTTGCTGCTGATGACTTGCGCCGACTAAGGGCAAGGCGTGACATACTGATAACTGAAACAGACCATTGGGCTTTGTCTGACACGGCAGAAATGACATCCGACCAAACAGCATATCGTCAGGCTCTAAGAGATATCACCAACTCATATCAATCGCTAGACGATGTCGTCTGGCCCACCAAGCCGTAGGAGTAGACAATGGCTAATTCATACACTTGGGACTTCCCAGCGTTGGACGTTTGCAACGAAGCCCAGAACGGACACTCTGATTGCATCAAGACAATCCACTGGCGGCTGACTGCTGTGTCTGACAGCGAGACAAATGCTGATGGCGAGGCACTAAATGTCACAGCCTACGGCACTGCTGCTGTCGAAACACCAGACGAGGGTGACAGTGACTATGTTGCTTTCGATGACATCACGAAAGACTGGTGCAAGGCCAAGACGCTTGAGGCTTTGGAAAAGACTGAGGCTGAGATGAAGGCAATGCTTGATGAACAGATGGCTGCTCTTGCCAACCCGCCAATCCGTCAAGCTGTTCCGGCTGGCTGGTAATGGCAAAGCCTACAGCCACATCTGTACAGGCCCAGATAGATACCCACGAAGCGGTCTGCTCTGAGCGGTGGAAAGAAACCATCCTGCGGATCAAGCGGATTGAACACATTATGATCGGCACTGCTGCTACTACTATTCTGCTGTTACTTAACTTGGTTGTGAGCAGCTAATGTGGAGACGTTTGTTGCTTTTGCTCTTTACGTTTTTGTGGATGCCAAGCGCATGCCAGAGGTAATGAGATTTTACGACATTAATGAATGCGTTTTCTTTGCCAAGAAGCTGCATGCTCAAGGCCAGAAGATTACAGCATATTGCGTACCCGAAGCCGTTACTAAGGATATGAGGGTGTACTGATGGACCCGATTTCTTGTATGGCAACAGCCTCAACCGCTTTCGGCGTTTTGAAAAAAGGTTTTGCCATTGGAAAAGATATCGAATCTATGGCTGGTGATTTGTCGAGATGGATGGGCGCACTTAGTGATCTCGACATGCTCGAGAAGGAAGCCAAGAACCCTCCGATATTTAAAAAATTATTTTCTGGCAAGTCTGTTGAGCAAGAGGCCATAGAGACATTCGCTGCCAAAGAAAAAGCACAACAACAAAGGTACGAACTACAGCAATGGATTGGCATGACCCTTGGTCGAAGCAAGTGGGATGAGCTTGTCAAGATGGAAGGGCAGATTCGCAAATCACGACAAGAAACTCTCTACAAGCAAAGACAACGCAGACGTAAGTTTGTTGAGATTGTTGCCTGGATTTTGATGTCAGTAGTAGCTGCTACTATACTTACTCTTTTCATATTGTTTCTCAAAGGCCAAGCAGCAAAAGCACAGCCTGAGTATGTGCAATGTCGGCTTGTCGGATGTGATGTGATCAATGGAAAACGCTATTGTGTTTACCGAGGTGCTTGGAACACTCAAGAGGTTACTGCATTTGAAATTGGTGAATGGTTTCCTAGAGAATATCTATGTGACTTTGAACCCGACAAGCCAAGACCACCATCCATTAATGAAACATTAAAAGCTATCAAGGAGAGCCAGAAATGATTGGTATCTTAACCAAGATTCTAGGTTCAGGTGATGTGATCAAGCAGGGCATGAGCCTAATTGATGACATGGTTGTCACATCTGAGGAAGAGATTGCGGCAAAGAGCAAAGCCAAGACAGATTTGTTAGCCGCATACCAACCATTTAAGTTGGCCCAACGGTATCTTGCTTTGATGTTTGCTTTCACTTTCTTGCTCTGTTTTGCGATCACACTAGGCATGACACTGGCTGGCAAGGGGGACATTGAAGGCGTGAAGGCAATTCTTGGCGACTTCTGGATTGGCGAAATCATGCTGATTATCGTTGGTTTTTATTTTGGTGGTGGGTTAGCTGAGAGCGTAAGGAATAAGAAATGAACATAGCTAAGTTGCGTGTTGATCTTGAGCTTGACGAGGGCTGCAAGCACGAAATTTATAAGGATCATCTTGGATTCTTTACGCTCGGAATTGGTCACTTGATTGGCACTAACGACCCAGAGTTTGGTGAGCCAGTAGGTACGCCTGTCTCTGAAGAACGTGTGCAGGCAGCGTTTGAGCGTGACCTCGATGCTGTGCTTCTGGATTGCGTTAAGTTGTATCCTGACTTTGATAAGTTGCCGGAGGATGCCAAGCTGATCATTGCAAACATGATGTTTAATCTTGGCCTACCCCGTCTGTCTGCTTTTAAGAAGATGAAAGCAGCAGTAGATTCTGGCGACTTCGAGGAGGCTGCAAACCAGATGGAAAATTCCAAATGGTATCGTCAGGTTCCTAACAGAGCAGAGCGTTTATGTAATCGTATGCGGCTGCTGGCTGTTCCTGTTTAAAAAAACATCGAATCTCGTAGACTTTAAGGTACTAGGACACGGCTAGTCTTACTCAGGTCGCTGAGAATCGATGTTTTATTTGGCTTCCAGCAACGATTACAGGTCGTTTACCAGATTGAGTTGAATAGAGTTACCGTTCAAACATGCAGGCATTTTGTCGTCCAGACCGTGTAATGTGGACTCATGTTCTGCAAAAACTACAAAGCGATCAGCGTTTTCACTGATCAATTTAAGCAAAGCCTCGCTGGATAGCTGCCGATCTGCTTTAGGTAGGTTGATTACGTTACTCATAGTGCAGTCCTCCTTCGACTACAGTCATGCTGGGGTAGTAGTGACCGACATCATCATCGGCTACATCATCTGCAAATGCATTTTCAGGCATTAGCTTTGCTGCTTCTGCCCATTGTTGTTTGTACTTGTTGATTTCTTGCTTATAAGATTTGTCCATGCCATCGACTGTAGTGTGAACTGATAAATAACCAGCAGCACGCGCTTCGATTATTGCTTTGCTGGTCTGTTTTCTGTATGCAAGGCGCATTGGTTTTCCTTTCTGTGTAAGATTTGTGTAAAAAATATGCGAGTTTTGCATTAGTAAATTACGGAAACTAACAAGAAGATGCATAACCCTGCACTAATGCAAAGGCGTAAACGTGCTTTACGAACTTGTTTTCTTGTAGGATAACAACGAGTTAGAATGTTGCTCGGTATAATGCTGCCATAGCTCCAGCGGTAGAGCGCACCCTTGGTAAGGGAATCGCCCTTACTTTTATCTGATTGAAATAGCTGCATGAATCGCCTCACAGTTTGTTGATTGTGTTCTTTTTGTGTTCGTTACTCAGAGATGCGTATCGATGCACCATGTCTGGTGTTTCCCATCCACCCAACTCCATAAGTGTAGCTGAGTTTGTACCTAGCATAGCCAAGCGGCTGGCCCAGTGGTGCCGCCAGTCATGTATGGTAAAGCTGGGTAGCCCCACCTTCTTGCGTGCAGTCTCATGCACTTTACGCGGTCCACCTAATGAGTATGGACTGCTATATCTGTTTGTGAACACATACAAATTTGATCTGCGTTCCATGGTCTGCAATGTTGCTTTGACTTTGGTGTGCAGCGGTATGAATCTACTTGAACCTGTGTGATTATTCTCACCCCGTATGAGGATGATATCGTCATGAAAATTCACGTCATTCCACAAAAGCTGACAGGCTTCTGACTTGCGCAAACCTTGATAACAGAGGGCTTGGAAGTATGGGCGTGCGAACTCTGGATAAGCAGCAAGCAGTTCGTTCTGTTTCTCTATGGACAGAAAGACGATGCGCTTATCTGGTTCCTTTTCTTTAGCTATAGTGTAACTAACAGAAGCATGACGCAGCACGCTCACCAGTGTTGTACGAATGCGATTGATAGCAGCGGGTCTGCTGTCTGCATGTTGCTGGTTGACGTACTTGCGCCACGCTTCATCAGTGATATCTCCCAATATGTAGTCTTGGAAGAAATTACCTAATTGCTTGATATTTTGTCGGCATGTCGGCTTACGTTTTTTAGCTTTAACCCAGTTGATTGCAGCTATTGAAAAAGGAATGGCAGCATTGTCACTGCCATTCTTTAGTGTGTTGATTGCCTGCTGATAAAACTCATCGACTACTTGCTCGGCTTCTCGCTTGAGAGTTCTGCCTGTAGATCTGCGTACGCTGACTGTTTTGTTGCCCCACGATACCGAACCTTGGACGTGCCAGAATTTTCCTCGCTTGTGTAAGTGTAGTGCCATTCTGATGCCCTCAGTAATTTGTCTACATTCTCGTTAGTCAGCCATGCTTTGTTGCCGATCTTGATCACAGGTATTTTGTGCTTGCCGCACTCTTGCTGCACTTTGCGGGGTGCAGCTTCAAGTGCGGCGCACACTTTCTCCAATGGAACCAGATCAGAAAGGGATAGCATCATCGAGTTCTGTCGGCGTTGGGGTGTTGGCGTTAGCCGCTGGCGCGGCAGCAGCAGGAGCGTCACCGTTGTATTTGTCCTGTAGTTTGAAAGACATATACGGTGCGTTGTCCTTGGTCATCGCTGTCCATACCGAGCAACGTCTGCTGCCAAAGGGACCAGTGTACTTAGGTGCCTTTGGGTTGAACTTTTCGCTGCTCTCATCTGCTGCTTCATTGGGAAACAGCGTGCCGACCTTCATGTAAACATCACGAATGATGTCACCATCCTTGGTCTGAGATTGCACGACAGCAATACGACCATCCGTACCGTTGTCATTGATTGGACCCTCAAGGATCATCTTGCTGTACTTAGGGGCGAATGCTGCCCCTGAGTCAGTGTTGTCATAATCGCTCATGATATTCTCCAAACGCGAAATACTCTCTCGCCGTTGTTGTCGTTAATGGCACGTTGTGTGATCAAACCCTTACCTTTCTTTTTATCAGGTCCGATACCGTGAGCAGTGATTGCTCCATAAATTGCATTGACTGCCTTTTGGGACTCAAGGTCGATGCAATCACCGACCTCCATAGTCCAGAGCCATGCCCATTTTGTGTGTCCCTTCTTACCTTGTGAAGTCTTTGGCGGGATGGGAACATCCTTGCGGATAACAATAGGTTTAGAATTCATTTAGATCTCCAGTCTTAGGTTTGCGCCACTCGGTATTTTGATTGGCTGGTTGACCGCTTGATGCGG